TCTTTGACAGCATTTCAAATGCTGGTTACAACAAAGTGGATAAGAAGGGGATTGTCTGGACGGATGATAGTATTGTATGCGATTTAAGAGCTCGCAAGAAGTACAGTCCTAACCCACGCACTGAATTTGAAATTAGGGAGCTGGAATGAAAAGCAAAGTTAAAGATAAACTAGTCGGTATCTACGCTCCAGGGAATTACGACCACACAAGCGTACTAGGCCAGACGCAAGAGTTTTTGAGATGGTTCTGGGAAAATCGCAAAGATATGGATTTGATTAGTGCGAAATTGGGTATTAATACCAAGAAGTTAAATCGCATTCTGACGCTGGAGCAGTTACCAGACGAGGAATTACTAGCAAGGATGGTGGAATTATGCGAGCCAAAGAATATGCCATCTACAAAGGTGAAGAATTAATCGCTATGGGCACAAAAAAAGAAATAGCTGAGCAACTAGGTGTGTCAGCTAGCACGATTGGTTACTACGGTACGCCAGTGTACGCTAAACGCACCAGTGAAAGTAAAGGAAGGAGATTAGTCGAGCTATGAAATATAAAGTAATCGTTTATTACGACAATATGCAAGACAGTGAGCATGTCTTCAGTAATAAAAACGATGCGATTAATGAATTACACCGCTTACGTGGTGTTAAATATCGCAATGCACGAAAATATAAGGTTGAAATGGTGGAAGTAAGCAATGGCTAAATTTATTAGAGTTACAAACATCGCACAAGGAATTGATATGGACACAATTTTAAATGTCGATGATATCGGGCACATCTCTATTGGTCCTAATATCATTTTTGTAAAAACGCCGTTCGCAGACGGGACAAATCGGATTTATGTAAGAACCGAAACGATTGAGCAGTTAGAAAAGATTTTACTAGGAGAGGAAAACGATGGATAGAAATGAAGCAGTACAGAAACTAGCAACAGTAGGACGCCTTTCAATAGCTCACGCTGAGGATTTATATGACTCATTCTTTCCTAAACCAGTCGTTCCACAATACGTGGCGGACTGGTATGAGGAACATAAGAATGACTTAAATGAGGATATTTGGGCATATCTTACAAGCTGGGCTGATACGAAATGGGACGAGTTCAAATACTGGATGTACCATACTGGCAGGAACAAAGCCATCACTACCATCGTCAACATGCACCAGTTTGGGTATGAGGTGGAGAAAGAGCCTAGATATGCAGTCAGCATCAAAGGAATTAAGGTAGATAAGGGCTTTTTGAACTATGACAGATTTTCAAATACGTGGTCTTTTGAAGACGACGCTACTGTAGTCGATAGATTCAGAGCAATCCACACCCGCAAAGAGTTAGAAAAAGCAGGGTTTGGTGAAGTGTTTGACAATCCGATGTTTGAAATCGAGGAGGTGGAATAATGAATCTGGCAGACGTACAGAAAGCAGAAGAAATTAGACAACGGATTAAGCAGTTGGAAAACTTTATCAACTACAAACGGTCACCTCTTGACAAAGTTTTGATTATAAAGCAAGAGCCAAAATTCAAGCTGGCAATTAAAACGAGATTCTTTTTTGATGAAAAAACTATGGAAATAACATCGGAAAGTTTATCAGACGCTATCAAGAAAGCGTTGAAGCAAACAATTGAAGACTTAAAAACACAATTAGTAGATTTAGGCGTTGAAGTTGACGAGGTGGAATAGATGAATAAATTAATCACTAAAATCAATCAATGGGCTGATGACCGCAACCTTAAGCAAGCTGACCCAAAGATACAGTGGATGCGTATCACTGAGGAAGTCGGAGAGATTCGAGACGTACTCTTGAAACCGACTAAATTCACGGAACCGAACGCAGCACTTAAGGACGCTATTGGTGACACGCTGGTAACAATCATCGTACTAGCGCATCAACTAGACCTTGATGTGACCGAGTGTCTCGGTATTGCTTACGAGGAGATTAAGAATAGAAAGGGAAAGATGATTAATGGCACTTTCGTCAAAGAAGAAGACCTCTAAAAAGTGGTACACGGATAGCTTGACTATTTCAAGCGCTATCTTAGTTGTCAGTCTGGTTGTCAACATGCTGTCAGTCTACTATGTTCTGACAGTTCCACGCAGGGTGGAGACAGTAACTATCCATCGGGTAGATAACGCTGGTTCTGAAATGCACGGGGAAGTGACTGGGAAAGAGAAGATTAATGATCTCTACACTATTGATTGCGGGGCTTACGGGAAGTTTCTAGTAAGCAAGGAACAGTATGACCAAGCGAATGTTGGGGATGACATCCCTAGCTATTTGAAGGAGAGAGGACAATGATACCAAGATATAGAGCGTGGCTTAAAGAAGATAAAGAAATGGTAGATGTGGAAGAAATTAATTTCTTTAATGGCGAGTTTGATTTCATCGGAGACGCTATCACTTGGATGTGCAAGAGCGATGATTGTGTTTTAATGCAATCAACTGGCCTCAGAGACAAGAATGGCAAAGAAATCTTTGAGGGGGATATTCTTAAAGTGACCAACCTATCAAGCTGGTTGGAAGTTGTATCTTTTAACAACAACAAGGCGATGTTTGTTTCCAAGGAAATCAAAAGAGAAATCGAAGAATCCCCTCTATACGACTTGTTTAACACAGATATCTTCGAAGTTGAAATCATCGGCAACATCTACGAGAATCCAGAACTGGCAGAGGTGGAATAATGAACAAACGACAATTAAAAAAATCGGTAATGAGAAACGTCTCAAAACTTTATGATATGGCTTTCGAGCGAGATCGCTTTAGGAGAGATGTAGCTATTATTTGCGGTAGAGGTCCAAGAAACACAAGAGCACTTACTACAATGGTGGTTAAGAGAACTGTGTGCGAATACGCCCCATTCGAAGCCGTTGGAATAACATTAGAGGGATATATCGCAGACTGCAAAGTGATTGAGGGGAGTGGCTCATGAGTAAAACATACCAATATTCCGGGCTGACCAAGGAACTATATCAACGGTTAGTCGGTGAGCGTGTAGCGCTAAAACTAGCACATCTGAGAGATTACAAGCAACATTTCCAAAAAGTGAGACAGTGCAGTGAGAAACAAGCGATTATCATTTTGCAAGCGCTCAACAGTGCAGTCGTTGAACGTGCGAGGATCTCACCTCAAACTGTCGATAGGCTAGAAGGTATCATTTCTGACGAGCTGTATCATGACCTTAAAGCATATCTATCCAAGAATTACACTAGAGGTAAAACCACGCGCCCAGTTTTGGACAAAACCAACGCAGGGCTACCAGAAGAACTGTTTAAGCGATTCCGTGAGGAAGTGGAAGAACTACGCAAGGAACACCCTAACGATCTAAACAAGTACATTAGAGACATTAAAGGGTGCGATAAGAAGAAAGCTAACAAAACCCAGAACGACCTCAATTGTTGTTATGTGGAGAAAGCTGCCCTAACACCTTTGAAGGCAATCCAAATGGAAGGGTTACTTTCCAGAGAGTTATTCAGCGAGATTGCTAGTTATGTTTTCAATCATTATGACTGGCCCGATAAGCTGGATGACGATGCTGATCGCATTATGCTTGAATATCGCACCAAAGGCAAGACAGGCATGGATAAAATCGCTGTCAGAAAAGCCTTATATAAAGCCTATGCGTTAGGCGTGTAGCTAGTGAGGGTTCGACTCCCTCGCTAGCTATTACCAGTCAATCTATATACGGAAAAGAGGAGCCTTTTGATTTCTTTTCATTCAAATCAGCAGAAGCGTGACTGGTCGTGGATGCACCAAAATCCAGTAAATCTAAATTATAGAAAGTAGGTATTCCTTTATTTATTATTCACAAAATCTAAAGCGCATTACTGGTGGCGTTATTATCCAAGGCTTATGCCTGCAAGTAGATATAGGTCAGAAATCTCCATAATTCTTTTATTATTTCAAATCAAAGGAGGAAAATCTCCAAAAAAATGATTTCACTGTATCTATAGGCTGGAACGGTTGTACAAGGGGCTCGATTCCTCTTGCCAGCCATTGTCTGTCAAACACTAAAAAAAGAAAAATAGATTTTTAGTGGCTTGAACACTTTTTCAACACCGAGCAAGCTGACAGACCTTGCTCAACGAAACCCAGCAAATTTAAGAAAAAAGGATGTGAAACACCCTCTTTCTTATCGATATCGCATTACTAAAAAAGCCAAAGATCTTGCTGGTGTCTTGGCTAGAAAGGAGGTGATAACAAGGCTCACCACGAACAAATACAAATCTTTTCATATCTCTTAATTATCGTGAGCCTATAAACAAAAAAAGACCGACACATTGGCCGGCACTCTTTGGAAATCAACACTACTATTATACCAGAGAGGGCCCTAATATGCTATTGCCGGAAATTGATGAAAAAGCAACAATCAAACGTTGCAAACGCAAACTTCGAGAATACCCACGATGGCGAGAGATTGCACACGATAGCGCTGAACAGAAGATCACACAAGAGTTCACATTCATGCCAAGAGGTGGCAGCGGAGTGAGCAGACCAGTGGAAAATATTGCAGTTAGGCGCGTCGATGCTATGAGCGAACTAGAAGCCATAGAACAAGCAGTTAGTGGGCTATATCGTCCAGATTATCGCAGAATACTGATAGAAAAATATCTGGCATACCCTCCGAAACCAAACTGGCAAATCGCCCAGGCAATCGGATTCGAAAGGACAGCCTTTCAAGAATTGCTGAATAATGCTATCCTAGCATTTGCAGAATTGTATAGAGATGGCAAATTAGTTGTGGAACGTTGAAATAACGGTATTTTGACGGTTAATTCACGGTGTCTAACAACTGTTTAAAGTGGTATTGTTATATTATCGAAGAAAATTCAGAGACGGCTCACTTTGTGGGTTGTCTTTTTATTATGCAATGAAGGAGGTGGACATATTGGGCTAAATCAACGACAAAAGCTATTTGCGGATGAATACTTGATATCTGGCGTGGCTCAAACGGCAGCGATAAAAGCGGGCTATTCTGAAAAATACGCTAAGAAAAGAAGTCACGAATTGTTGGCAAATGTTGGTGTCAAAGCTTATATCGAAGAGCGAATGAAAGAGCTTGAAAAGAAAAAGATTGCAAAACAAGATGAAGTCATGCAAGTCTTCACTTCGATTTTGCGGCAGGAACTCATGGAAGAAGTCGTCGAGCTAAACGCTGTTACAGGTCAGTTTGTCAAGACTAAGAAGCCCCCGTCCATCTCTGAGGTCATCAAGGCGGGTAGTGAACTTATGAAACGCTATCCAACGGCTAAACAAGCTGAGAAATTGCAACTTGAGATTGAGAAACTCAAATCTCAAGTTGGTGGCGATGAAGGGCAAGATGAAAAAATTGCTGGTTTCCTCGATATCATCAAAGGGGCTGTAAGCGATGGACTTGAGTAAGCTCTATACCAAGAGGCAGTTAGATGTACTCAACTACATTTGGAATCATGATTGGTTTATATGCGGTCTTCATGGCGCTAAACGAGCGGGTAAGACAGTGGTTAATAACGATACGTTTGTAACTGAGTTAAGCCGTGTCAGAAAAATCGCTGACCGTCTTGGTGTGGATGAGCCTATCTACATCTTAGCGGGTACATCGTCGACGTCGATACAGAACAACGTGCTGCAAGAACTTTACAACAAATATGGCTTTGAGCCAAAGTATGACAAGCATGGCTCTTTCGTGTTTTGCGGTGTAAAAGTCGTGCAAGTATACACTGGCTCTATATCTGGGCTTAAGCGTGCCCGTGGTTTCACGGCGTTTGGAGCTTATGTGAACGAAGCGTCGCTAGCGAATGAGGTTGTTTTCAAAGAAATTATCTCACGCTGTTCCGGTGAAGGTGCTCGTGTGGTGTGGGATAGCAACCCAGACAATCCGAATCATTGGCTGAATCGAGATTACATTGGCAAGAATGACGGTAAGATTATAGATTTTAGTTTCAAGCTTGACGATAATACTTTTTTATCGAGGCGCTACATTGAGTCTATCAAAGCAGCAACACCTAAAGGTAAGTTCTACGACCGAGATATCTTAGGGCTTTGGAGCGTGGCAGAGGGCGCTATCTATGCTGATTATGACACTAAGATTCATGTGGTTGATGAACTGCCAGATATGAGACGCTACTTCGGTGGCATCGACTGGGGATATACTCACTACGGATCTATTGTGATTGTCGGTGAAGGTGTGGATAACAACTACTACCTTGTTGATGGCGTGGCAGCGCAATTCAAAGAGATTGATTGGTGGGTAGAGCAAGCTAGAAGATTAACTGACATCTACGGCAATATCCCGCTCTATGCCGATAGTGCCCGTCCAGAGCACGTAGCACGATTTGACAATGAGGGTTTTGATATCAGTAATGCTAATAAGTCAGTGATTGCTGGTATCGAACTTATCGCTAAGCTGTTCAAAGAACAAAAATTATACGTTAAGCGAGACTTTGTGCCTCGTTTTTTTGATGAAATATTCCAGTATCGGTGGAAAGAGAATAGCACAAGAGATGAGCCGTTAAAAGGGTTTGATGACGTGCTGGATGGTGTGAGATATGCGCTCTATTCAGACTATGTTGTTAACAGCACAGAGCGAGCAAGCTATGACGATTTGATAGATATGTTTAGTTGAAGGAGGAAAAATGGAACAGACAGAATTTGTCGATAGTACCGGACAACCGCATGTTTTAAATCTGCGATTTCATCGAGAATCGCGCACAAAATACCGTGCTAAAAGTGTTGATGATTTAAAAAAAGATAACTGGGCATTGCTCAAGAATTTTATTAACCATCACAAATTGCGTCAACGTCCAAGAGTCCAAGAATTGTTTGATTATGCTAAAGGAGATAATCACAGTGTTCTTGAAGTTGGAAGGCGCAAGGATAAAGAGATGTCCGACAAGCGTGCTGTCCACAATTATGGGCGCATGATTAGTAAATTTAAGACGGGATATCTAGCTGGTAATCCTATTCGGGTTGAATATGACGATAGTGTCAGTGGTTCGCAAAACGACGAAGCTATTAAGGAAATTGGACGAAACAATGACATTGATACGCTGAACCGCAACCTTATTCGGGATTTGTCACAAGTCGGGCGTGCTTACGAGCTGATTTATCGTAGCGAGGATGACCAGACACGAATCAAGCAGTTAAGCCCTCTTAATACGTTTATTATTTATGACAATTCGCTTGAAGACAATTCATTAGTCGCAGTTAGATACTACAGTGCTGATTTATTCTCTGACGCACATCAAACCGTTGAAGTGTATACCTCATCAAATATTCACGTATTGGATTACTCAGAAGATCTAAAAGAGGTTTCTGTCACTGCTCACGCTTTTGGCACAGTTCCAATCACGGAATATTTGAACAACACTGACGGCGTTGGCGATTATGAAACTGAACTTTATTTAATCGACTTATATGATTCAGCCGAATCTGATACCGCTAATCACATGTCTGATATGGCTGACGCAATCCTTGCTATCTATGGCGATATGCGATTGCCTGCAAACATGAAGCCTGAAGACATGAAAGCTAAACGCTTAATGCAATTGGTTCCGCCGAAGGCTGCAGACGGTAAGGAAGGGACGGTTAAGGCTGAATATCTAACTAAGTCTTACGATGTGTCTGGTGTCGAAGCGTACAAGACTAGGCTGGATAAAGATATCCACACTTTCACTAACACTCCCGACATGGCTGATGAGAACTTTTCAGGCAACACGTCCGGCGAGGCAATGAAGTACAAACTGTTCGGGCTTGACCAAGACCGTATTGAGACTCAATCGCAATTTACAAAGGGTTTGAAGCGTCGATATCGTTTAGCTAGCCGTGTGGGTGAGTTGGTCAAAGAATTCAAAGCGTTTGATGAAAACTTCTTGAGAATAACATTCACGCCAAACTTGCCGAAATCATTATCCGAGCAAGTATCTATTTTGACAGGCCTTGGTGGTCAAGTGTCACAAGAAACTGCTCTAAGTTTATCTGGTTTGGTCGAGAGCCCAGCCGAGGAACTCGATAGAGTGGATAAAGAGGTGTCTAAAATCGATTTTAAGGGGTATTCTAGCGAGTTTAACGGGCAAGTGGGTAAATATGCCGACGACGAAGAAGGAGCGCATACGAGCGATTCTGTGAGGTCTGATGAATGACGTATTGGTCAGAACGTGCTCAAAGAGAGAGAGAAGCAAGCAATAAAAAGGGTGAAGCTGAGTTTAAGAAAGAACTTGAAGCGCTATATAATTTGCAACTTTCACAGTTGCGAAAAGAACTAGATGCTTATATCCAAAATTTCGCTGACAAAAACGGATTAACCGCTAGTGATGCCAAACGCAAGGCAGACAGTTTTGATGTTAAGGCTTTTGAAACTAAAGCCAAACAGTATGTAGCTAACAAAGATTTTAGCCCAAAGGCAAACAAGGAACTTCGAGATTACAATTTTTCTATGTCTGTTGGCCGTCAAGAGCTTCTTATCCAAGAGTTAGAACTCGAACTATTGGTTTTATCTGAAGGCGAACGTCAATTAACTAACGATTATCTGATGAATGGCTATAAGAGCGAAATTGTAAGAGGAAGCCTGCTTGATCAGACGGTGCCTAACAAGAAAACACTTGAAAGGTACATGACGACGGCTGTTAACGCTAATTTCGAAGGCGCTAAATGGTCGGAGCGTATCTGGGGTAGAAATGCTCAGCTACGGCAACTTGTTAGAACTGAGGTAACGAGGGCTTTAATTCGTGGAAATAACGGCTTAACGATTGCGAGACGCATTAGAAAACACATGGATGTGCTCCGTACTAATGCAGAGCGTTTAGGTATCACGGAACATGCTAGAGTTCAAACTTTGGCGCAGAAAGATATTATGAAAGAAAACGGTTTTGAGTATTTCAAACTCATGCCAGATTCAAGAGCTTGCGATTATTGTAAACAGGTTGGCCGTGATACTGAGAGGGAACCTGACCCAGTTGATAAGATGGAGAGTGGTCTAAACGCTCCACCTATGCATCCGTACTGCCGTTGTGCAGTGGCCGAGGTGTATGTAGAAGATAGCTCTTACTGATCCAGATAAAATAATCAGATTAATGAAATAAATAAAAAAGTCGTAGCAATACGGCTTTTTCTTATGCGCTGATAGCCGTGCTAGCCAAGGGGCTTGGGGGTTCGATGCCTCGTCAGCGCATAGGGCTTAAATTAGCCCTAAATAAACAATACTAGCGTGGCTCGTGGGTAAACACCCTAGACAAGACTAGAGAGGGCGTAGCTAGCCCTTATCGCGGCTTAGAAAGGGCGTTATTTACGAGACTAGGTAGGAGGAAACTATGGAACAAGATAACACTATCGAGACTAACGGACAACAAGAAAGTCGCCAAGACCAAGGGCAAGGGAACAACCCAACCCCTGCGAGCGACTTCAAAGCACCGGGTTCTCAATCTGAATTAGATAGCATGATTAACAAAGCGGTACAGACTGCTTTGAGTAACAGGGACAAGGGTGAACAAGAGCGTACAGCTCAAGCAGTAGCCGATGCCTTACAAAAAGAAAAAGATTATGCCAATCTATCAGCTCAAGATAGAGCCAAGAAAGAGTTCGAGAATCAGCAAAAGAGCTTTGAGAAGGAACGTGCTGCTTTCGAGCATGAGAAACTTGTTGTTGCTGTTGAAAAAGATTTGGTAGCTAAAGGCTTGCCTAGCGCATTGGCTGAGACATTCGCAATGGCCGGCAACGCTGAGGATGCACTTAAAGCAGTGACTGAGTTCGAAACAGTATTTAATAATGCCGTTGCGGAAGAAGTCAAAAAAACCGTCCGACAAAATGCACCTCAAGCATCAGCGGATGGCATTTCTAACACAGACAATTACGGCTCGCGTTTGGCTCAAAAGGCTGTTCATTCGTCAGGTAAGATTATCTAGCCAACAATTAGAAAGGATTTTTCATGTCAGTAAAAAAAGTATTTGACACAAGTAACATTCTACGTTCTTTGCCTTACAAAGCTGTCACTGCCACAGTTGATAAAAGTTTTGCTGGTGTCGACGTAGACGGCAAGAAGTACATCAAAGCTGGTACTTTAGTAGCTGGTAAAGGTGGGTCGATTTTTGACGACCGCTCTAAGCCAGTAGAGGAAAACAAGACAGCGCCAGAAGGAATCGTTCTATACGATGCAGACTTGTCTGTTGATAAAACGGTATCTGTTTTGTACGCTGGTGAGGTTTGGAAAGAAGCGGTTAACGGTGGTACAGTTGACGACGCTATTAAAACAGCGTTACCACTCGTTAAATTTATTGCAGGAAAAGGAGGCAATGCTTAATGGGTCTTATTTATGACACGGTAACAGCATCTAATATCGCTGGATATTTCAACACATCACAATTAGATGTGGATTCAACACTAGGGGAACGCATTTTCCCAGCACGCAAACAACTTGGGACTAAATTATCTTACATCAAGGGTTCTTCAGGGCGTGCGGTTGTCTTGAAGCCAGCAGCATTCGACACTAATGTCACTATTCGTGAGCGCGTGGGCGCTGAAATTCATGACGAACAAATGCCGTTCTTCAAAGAAGCTATGCTGGTTAAAGAAGCTGACCGTCAGCAACTCAATCTAATCGCTGGTTCTAACAACACTGGTTTGATTGAGACTGTCACACAAGGCATTTTCAATGACGAAATGACACTTATCCAAGGTGCGCGTGCCCGTTTGGAATCAATGCGTATGCAAGCTCTCGCAACTGGTAAGATTGCGTTTGTTAACGAAGGGAAAAACGTCGATATCGATTATGGTGTTAAAGACGACCACAAGAAGACAGTTGCAAAAGACTGGACGCAAGCAACAGCAACACCTCTTGCGGACCTCGAAGAAGCAATCGAAACAGCTCAAAACCTTGGCTTGATGCCAGAAATTGCTATCATGAATGCCAAAACATTTAGCTTGATTCGCAAATCAGAATCTACAGTCAAAATCATCAAACCTCTTGCAGCTTCAGGGACAACCGTAACCAAAGCCGAGGTTGAAGCGTATATTTTG